GTTGAAGTCTAGACTTTTTGTTAGAACATAACAGAGAGATAGGCTGAAACGACAAATACATTAATTCCCGCTTACCTGAGTACTGTATAGGTAATGCACTAATTACGGCATTGAGTAAAACTCGTGGCGTAGGTAATGCGTAACCTCGATCTAGCATCTTGCGAACGCGAGATGTTATGTCGAATGGGTTGAGGGAGAAATTCCACTCACCCCAATATATAGTATTCAAATGAACGCCACTACGTACGAATCGTTTAGCGAACTCAAACGATCCGTTAGTCGAAGAGAAGCCCTTCGCTGGGTTAATCTTTACTCCGATGAGGTTACAAAAGTAGAAATACCAATCTGCAACAGTTTTCTCGAAATCAGTTCCACAGAACAACACAATATCATCTCCAAGGAGCTGATAACGGAGGTACCATCCGCTCTGTGAAAACAGCGGATTGTCACTTCGGGGTTGTGTCTTAGAAAATGATCTAGAGATTCGGCGAAATAGCTTGACCATCGGATCAGTCAGGGTCATTGTAATTCCCTGAGGAAGCGATGGTTCCCCGTCACCCGGTTTAACCCCAGATAGCGCGAAATACGCGCACATCTGGACCAGAATATGGTGGGTCAGCGTGAATACCGCCCATGAGGAATAAGTTCCCATAGGGTGACCGCATCGATATCGCAGCGTCTTCTCCTTGTGACCTTTCACACGGGGAAGAAGCGTGAAATCGATCGTCCGGATTATACTCGCCCAAATAGTAGCCAATCGGCTTGCTGTTTGAGGGTCAAACCCACACCACGTTGCTAAGATAGCCACTACTGGTATCTGAACAACGAGGGGAAGTCTATCAGTCGCTGACGACAAGTCATACGACCGAAGATCGCTACCTCCAATATCGGATATACGTTTGACGCCACCGTCCTGATCAAAAGTACAATCAGTCGGTATGCGCCTAAGTATAGAAAATATAAGGAGATGGATGGGTTTGAATATAATCTGAACAAAATAGGAAGGTATGGCGACAAGCCGACACTTCCCATTTGCGGTGTAAACACGACCAATCTTACCATTTCTGAAATTCGGAATGTAAACATCGAACATACTCGATACAGAGGAGATCACCGCCTCCGTTATAGCAGACATCCGTCTAACTATAATTGGAAGGTTATGATTCCCAATGATTTCGCAGTAAGATGCAAACAATCCGAACAGAACGGGAGAACGGGTAAGAGCTACAGAGTCGAAAACTGAAGACAGAAGGGCATGGCCATTCGGTCCAGCCTTATTCGTGAAGAAGTATTTCACAAGTCCCAGAATTGTTACATATTCTGACTTATCCTCATCGACGAAAGAACCTGAGTAATTGTTT